GCTTTGCAATTTGCGGTGTCGTTTCACCAGTCAGTAAGCCGTTCCGTACAACCTGTCCAAACCGTTCAGCCTGCGATTCTGCAATGCCACGAAATGCTTTTTCGACTACCTGACCGTTAGGCAGCGTGATGGTTGCACCCTTTGCTGCAGTCAAGCTAAATGTTTGCGGTGCGCCTTGAACGGCAGCGACCAAATCATCGCTGAGCGTAACGACGTTAATTTGCGTTGGATCTGTTGTCACGACTGACTGCGCAAACTGCGGGCTGATCTCGACAGTATTGACAGCAGAGCGCATTCCTGGCGGCAAAGCGCGGGCTAGTTGCTGCGTGACAAACTCAGATTGCAACTGCGCTAAACCCTGCAGTTCGTTAGCCGTTAGCTCAGTGCTATCGCCAGCCCATGTCCCAAGGCTTGCTTTTAGCTGAGCCAAGATGGCACGCAGTCTGGCAGCCTTAACAGGTGCAGCAGCTTCGTCGATAACACGCAGTTGGTTGACAGCATCAATGATGATGTCGTTGTAAGAGTTGATCAACCGACGTGCAACGCTATTGCTGTAGCGGTTGAGGTCAATGGCGTTGCGATATAGAACTGCTGGCGTTGCCATTATTCGATACCTAAATCCTGAGGCTTACAGGCGGTTTGCATAGTGACGTCAGCGCCAGACCTTAACGCTTCTTTGATCAGCATGATGACAGCTTCAGGCGTTTCATCAGTGCCGTTTTCTACGTTCATTTCTTCTACGGTGTATAGCCTGCCGTTGCGATACCAGCTAAGCCTAATGACAGCAAAAATGTGAGGCTTCATCTGCCCCTTAACAGCAACGAGCTGTTGCCTGCGTGGCTTGTTCGCTTCCATCGCTAACCTCCATAGCCAGCTCATCATGCCGGGATATCGCTTGTATCTTCAGGTTCTGCAGATTCTTCTGGCATTTGTTCATTGCCGCGAGGTTCAGGCTGTGCCATCTCGATCATGCCGCCAGTCTGGGTTGCTTCCAGTTCTTCTTGTACGTCAAAATCGTCGCCCAACACTTCGCCATCAGCGAGGTTTTGTAGCAGCGTTTCTTGAGTGATTGTGCCAGCGGTGTAAAGCTGCAATAAGGCTTGGATTTCTTGAGGTTCAAGGCGTGCGCCTAGGAAGTCGCGGTTAACGTAGCTGCTACCAACCTCGGTGATGTTGAGATACTCAGCGTGATAAGTCAGGCAGTTGTCAATTAGATCTTGCATATTTTGGGCGATCACCATCATGGTGCTGTCACCTTGACTGCGGTCGATGCGCTTAGCCTCTGCAGTTTCTGCCGATAGCTTTTGACCTAGTACAGCAGATAGACCTAGCTCATTGATTTGCTGAGCAATCTGCTCAAGCCTGCGGAACTGCGATTCAAAACTATTACCGCTGGGTTCGATGTACTCTGCTTTGCCTTCCGCTGGGAATGCGATTGCCTCACCAGGACCAGCAGATACTTCTTCTGCGCTAGAAGGGAAGCCAAAAAATGCAAGCATCGGGACAGCACAGATGTGAAGCTGATTGTCCAGATCAGATTGCACTTGATAAGCTTTTAGATTTAGCTCCGCGATGTCTTCCATTGGCGGGCGTGATTCCATAAAGTTCACGCGATTAGCGTAAGCAACACTGAAGGGAATTTGGCTAAGCGTTGTGGTGCCATTATCAAACAGCTCAAAGTCACCGGACTTTTCATCACGGCGATGCAGCTCAAAGTTGCCAGGTGTTAGGACGCGCACCTGCTCGACTTCCTTTTCGCCGTAAAGCCCGTCAGGAACGATCACTTTTTCTAGCAGGCGAAGCTGGCTGAGCTCTTGCACTCCGTCTACCAGTTCTGTGCGCCAGCCGAGGATTTCACGCGGCGTATAACTGACGTAATAAGGTCTTCCATTTTCACCAGCAGCAGGAGCATCCACAAGCACACCAACATGCCCGTAACGCACCATCTTTCGTGCTGTTTCATACGTCCAGACGTTGAGGTCGTTGCCTAGCAAGTCAACGTCAAATAACTGTTCGCGCACGATGTCAGATACATCGTTTAACCGGACAGGCTTGCGTGTCAACATGCCAGCGAGCATCCGTTCAAGCCGCTGGTAATAAGGCGGGCATACGGAACGTGCGAGCCTGTTGTCGTAGCTTTCGTCTAGCTCGCGTGGTTCTTGTGGCAGGTAACGGCGATGCTTACGACGCATCCCGTAGGTGCCAGACAGTAGGTCTTCAATCAGAATCCAGTGCGGTTCCTGCGCGTGCCATGCGGAGTTGGCATCGTTGACCTTGGTAACGGTGCTCCGCGCCATGGGGCGGTCGTAGAAGTTATACCCTGAGTACATGGCGCCGCTTCGATAAATACAGTTTAAGCGTATGCCGGGGTATAGATCGCGCCACTAACGCGCCCTGTATTTACGGTCCAGCCGCTGTTGTATTGCAGGCTCCCCGGCATAAAAAAAGGGGCCGTAGCCCCCGTGTTCAAAGTGGATCGAGTGTGTCCGAGTACGTGAGCGCTAGCTCGTTGATGTAATCGGTCAGGTGTTCATCGATCACGCAGTAGGTGTCGGCCTCATCGTCGGTCATCAGCGCAGTCAGTGCAGCCCTGATTTGCAGTGCCCGGTCGAGGCGTTGCTTCGGTGTCATTCAGTTGTCTAGGTAGTGGGCGGGATCTCTCCCGTGCACCCATTATAACACGCGCATCGGCTCATGGGGCACGATTCACCGATAAGGGCTGGGCAATGCCAGCCCCCGTTAAATCAAGCAGCGATAGCTACTTCAGCGGATGCACTGGCAGCCTGCAGCGTGACGGACTTGCGACCAATCTTGATCTCAAACTCGTCACCAGGCTTGAAGCCCATTTCCTGAACGTAGCCTTCCCCGATCTGCAGCTTGCCGTTGAACTGCACCTTGGTCTTGTAGGTCAAGGCACGACCACGCTTGCTGTTGGACTTCATTTCAAAGCCCTTGGCTTCGAGCAATGCTTCGTAGAAGGCGGTGTAGCAGAGCTTGCCGTTTTTGTCGGTGTAGCCACACTCGCGGACAAGATCTGATTTGTTGAGATCCTTAAGCTCTTTGACCTTGGCGATTAGTTCTGAACCCTTGAGCATGAGTAGGGGTTAAGCGGACCTGGTAAAGATAGCACTAATACAGGCGGATGCCGGTAGACCTACCAGCACCCATGTGGAGCGGATTGAACTCACGCCAGATCAGGTAGCCCAAGGCATCGTTCATGTGGTCATGCCCAGAATCCTTGTCAGGGTCGCCCTTTTCGGTGTAGCACTGCAGCTCCAGGCATTCGATCATCCGCTTGCAGGTTGCGCTGATCTGCAGCCTGACCTGTCCCTTTCCGTTTTCGAGTAACGCCTGCACAGCAGAAACCCTGTCCCTGACTGGTGGGTTAGCGCGTGGTGACTGGTTTGCCATGCCGTACGACTCAAGGATCTGAATGTCGGTTTGGCTGGCGTTGGTGCTGCGATTGCCACCTGAGGCGTCGGGATAGACGTAGATCTGCCGGTTGGGGTAACGCGCTTTGATCTGCTGCGCCAGTGCATCGGTATCATGCGCACCGCTTACCTCGTCGATCACGAGCAGCGTGTTGTTTAGCTTGACGCCGATCACAGCGGACATGTTGCCGACGTTGAAGTCAACGCCAATGCGTAGCGGTTCACGCTCAGTGTCTGGCAGCTTGCTGATGACGTGCTTGGTGCGGTCGAACCTGTCGTAGACCGTGCCAGTGGTGAGATTAACGAACTCACCGTCTAGGTAAGCCTTGAGCAGCGTTGGATCGTAGTTCGCTTCAAGGCGCTCGATGAAATCTGGCGGTAGGTGCGGATTATCAACGGACCGCATTTTGATTAGCTTGCGATCCTGCCTTGTTTGTGCGTCTTCACTGCCGAAGGTGGTCCACATCCAGCGGAAGCCTTCAGGTGTTGATGCTGCGCCGAATTGACGGACGTTGCCAGAACGTAGGCGACCGAGGATTTTTGGAAACGCTTTGTTTGCGATGGCAGGTGTCACGGTGTCGATCTCGTCTGCCAGTACCCATGCAAGGTTCAGACCGATGATGCGTGACCAATTCTCGAAACTCCGGCACAGAATTTTGGTGTCACCACCTGGCAGGTGAAGCATATATTCCGGCAGCGGTGAAGCGCGGAAGGTGTAAGGGATGTCGTAGTGCTCTAGGAAATCCTCAAAGTCGTTTTGCCAGATATCACGGATTAGGGGTCCGGTTGGTTCCATGACGCAACCGATGAAGCCTTGGTTAGCGGCAGCGAGGGTGACAGCTTTTGCGGCTAACGCTCGCGTTTTGCCTGCGCCGTAACCTGCGCTGATGCCGATGATCTGGGTTTGATCGTCGGTAACGAACGCTAGCTGTCCAGGATGAAGGTCAGCGTGGATGCGCCGCAGGAGATGGTCGGTGTCTACTAGCTCACCGAAATGGTTGAGCTGTTGTAGGACATGACCTTCAGGTGCTGCAGCAAGGATGCTCACGAGCAGAGCTGCGCCAAGCGAGCGGCAGTGTTGATGGCGCCTAGAGCGATGTGATATTGCCCAGCGCGACGTGCTTCCATCTGCAGTGTGGAGCACTGCGATAGTAGATCAGCGATCATTTGTGGTCGTTCAATGTCCCAATCAGCTTTGAGCTGTTCGCGTGCCAGCTTGAGGTATTGATCACAGGAACGTGGACCGACCCCCCAGTTTTCGGAGGCATATCGAATGCAATCTGAGCGTCTACCACCGCTAGCGATGATGCGAGCGAAGCGGTTAGCGCGGTCGATTGTTTCTTGTTTAGTGCCTCTTGGAGGAGCCATTAGAAGGCCTCCGGTGATTCTTCAAGGATAGCTTTATTGCCTGTGAAGTCTTCCCAGCGTTGGCGTATTACGTCGCAGTAGGCGGGGGACATCTCCATGCCGTAGCAGGCTTTGCGCTGCTTTTCACAGGCGATGAGAGTGGAGCCTGAGCCTAGGAAGAGGTCTAGGACGACATTCCCGTCTAGGTATTGCTGAAGCGCCCACTCAGCCAAGGCGACAGGCTTTTGCGTGGGATGAACGCGCTTGTCTTTTTCGCCTTCGCGAATCATTCCATTCCAGAGCTGTTTGTGAATGCGTGCTGGTCCTGTCATGTTTGTCCAAGCCAGCTCGCAATCAGCAAAGGTATTGACGATGCCAGAGTCGCCACGCTTATCCCAAACAAGCCAGCAGGAGGTTGGCGGGAGCTTGTCTGCGTAGTAATTGCCACCCCAATAGACCTGCACTGGTATCTGCAGCGATTGGCAGATGGCTATGGCGTCATGGGCGGTTTGCGTCGTGTCATCACCAATGACTTCGGCATATTGACCTTTCTTGGCAACGCCAAAGTCAGCACCGACCATGCCGTTTTTGACAACAGCAACGCCATAAGGCGGGTCAGTGAACACCATGTCCGCCTTCTGCCCATCCATCAACCGTTCAACGTGCTGGATGTTGGTGGAGTCACCGCAGAGGAGGCGGTGGTTGCCGAGGATCCAAAGGTCGCCGGGTTTGGTGATCGGATCTTCTGGTGCCTCGGGCACCTCATCAGGATCGGTGTTGCCTTCTGCTGGTAGCTGCTCAACTTCACCGATGATTTCAGCTAGATCTTCCTGCTCAAACCATGGGGCGATGTCATGTTCTTCACTGAGCTGCTGCAGCATTTGAGCATCCCAGTCGGACAGGTCACTGGTGCGGTTATCTGCTAACGCAAGTCCTACCTTTTCGTCTTCAGTTAGTCCGGTGCGCTTGACGGCGATGATTTCGCTGCCGTCTGTTTCGATGACACGGACATTTTTGATGCCAGCTTGCTTGGCGCCTTCAATGGTGCCGTTGCCAGCGAGGATACGATTGTCTTCATCAATGACGATGCTACGAGCTGCACCGTAACGCTGAAGCGACTCAGCGATCAGCTTTGCAGAGCGATCAGTGCGCTTGCGAGCGTTTTTGTGATCGGATTTTAGATTATTGATTGAGGTCACAAGACCTAGTTTTAGTGCGTGCTGAGATTGTATCAGCGAGTTTGAGGATTTTGCAAGGAGCGTAGTTGATTGATTTTGGGTTCGACAAGGTGGTGAGAGGAAACGGTGCCGCAGGTGTCGCCTATGCAAACGCGGACACAGCCATCAGACAAGTTTTCCAAGGTCGGTTGGACGGATGAAGCGGCAGATTCGATCAGGGAGTTCAGGCGGTCTCTGGGGGTCATGGCGTTGACGGTAGAGAGCGGTGTAGTAGTCATCCAT